TATCAAGCATGACGCAATGGAAACAACAAAGAAACTAGCAGTAGAAAAAGGTGCTTGCCCAGATGACGATTCTTGCAAAGTAAGAAACGCACATCTTCTTGCAATCGCACCGAACGCTTCTTCTAGTATTATATGCGGTAATACAAGTCCAAGTATTGAGCCTTTTAGGGCTAACGCTTTTACACAGAAAACTAAGTCAGGAAGTAATTTGTTAAAAAACAAGTTCTTAATTGACGTTCTTAAAAAGCATGGACAAGATACTGATGATATCTGGAAAGGTATTATCATGCAGAGAGGTAGTGTACAACACCTAGACTTCTTAACACAAGACGAAAGAGATACTTTCAAGACTGCTGTTGAGATAAATCAAGCATGGTTAATAGAACACGCTGCAGAAAGACAGGAATTTATCTGTCAGTCTCAGTCACTAAATCTATTCTTCCCGCCTGATGTAAATAAAGGTGATTTACACTCTGCGCACATGTTAGCATGGGCAAAAAACCTAAAAACGCTTTACTATTTACGTAGTGAGGCAATTTCAAGAGCAGACAATGTAACTACTGAAGCAAAGAGAGAAATCATATTTGAACAAGAAGAATGTCTAAGTTGTGAGGGATAAAGATGAGTTTATTAAAAGAAAGAGAATATTATAAGCCTTTCCAGTACCCGTGGGCATTTGAGAATTATAAGAAACAACAACAAATGCACTGGATGCCGGACGAAGTGCCGCTACAGGACGATATTAAGGATTATAAAGAAAAATTAAGTGAAGGCGAAAGGACGTTATTAGATAACATCTTTAAGTTTTTCACTCAGGCAGATGTAGATGTGTGTGGAGGCTATGCCCAGCACTACTTACCTACATTCAAACAGCCAGAAGTAAGAATGATGTTAGTTGCTTATGCATCTATGGAGGCAGTCCATCAGGAAGCATATTCCCTTCTACTAGAAACTTTAGGTAAGTCGGAAGACATGTACCAAGAGTTTTTTGATATTGGCGCTATGATGGAGAAACATGAGTATCTACAAGATTTCAACATGGAAACTCCATATGACATGGCAAAAACAATGGCAGTATATAGTGCGTTTACAGAAGGAGTACAGTTATTTAGTAGCTTTGCTATTCTTCTTAACTACCCAAGACATAACTTAATGAAAGGAATGGGACAAATTGTTACATGGAGTATTCGTGATGAATCACTACATGTAGAGGGCTTGTCAAAACTATTCAGAACTTTCATGCAGGAAAACCCTGAATTATGGACTGATAAGTTAAAATACGAGATATATTGTGCAGCTGAAAAAACAGTAGAGTTAGAAGATAACTTTATTGACATTTGCTTTGATAAAGCAGATGTACCTGATCTAACTGCAAAAGAAGTCAAGGAATATATTAGATATATCGCTGACAGAAGGTTACTAGGTATCGGTATGAAGAAAATATTTCATAGTACAGAAAACCCATTGCCTTGGATTGACATGCAAGTCAACGCAGTTGAGCATACCAACTTTTTTGAAAACCGTGCTACTGAGTATGCTAAGGCTAGTACACAAGGAAATTGGCAGGATATATTCAAATGAGTGAAGAACAGCAAACAATTACTATTGATGGGACAGAATACCCAATAGACCAGTTGAGCGATGACCACCAAAATGTAATAAACCACATTCAGGTTGCAGACCAAGAGATAGCTAGAATACAAACAATGCAAGCTATTCTCACTACTGGTCGTCAGGCATACATCAACCAACTTGGCGATGAACTAAAGAAGCCCGACGCGGAGTTCACCCCAGAAGTAGTTAAGTGAAAATATTTATAGGGTATGAAGAAAATCACCCAGAAATGTATGACGTGTGTAAGGCGAGTATCGAAAGATTCTCTAAATTGCACACCATACGTCCTTTAAGGAAATCAGCCTTACAGGATACTGGAGTGTATACTCGACCCTATCAAGGCGAAGCTACGGACTTTGCTTTTACTAGATTTCTAGTTCCATGTTTGTCAGAGTATGACGGATATGCATTATTCTGTGATGGTGACTTTCTTTGGAGATGTGACCCAGCAGAATTAGAACAGTATCAAAGTGAAGAACATGATGTTCATGTGGTTAAACACCCTGAACTCATAACCCGACAAGGAATAAAAATGGACGGCAAAGTAAATCGTCCATATCCTTACAAATACTGGTCATCTCTAATGTACATCAATTGTGATGAAATGGAGATAGACGACAAGCAAGTAAACGAAGCCCCAGCGGGTGATTTACATGGCTTTAAATGGACAGACAAACCTATCGGTAGTCTGCCCGCAACTTTTAATAATATGGTAGGATATTACGATATTCATAATCCAAAGGCAGTACATTTTACAGATGGCGGTCCTTGGCTGAAAGGGTACGAGAATGTTCAATACGCAGAAGAATGGAGGACTGTCCTTGAAGAAACAAGACGACCAATATAGTTTTTTAGAACACAGACGAGAGCAAGAAGCTGCGCACCATAATAGACTTTCTAACGAAGAGCTAAACCCAATTAATTCGATACTTACAGTCGAAGTAAATACTACCGAACTTTGTAATCGAACTTGTGTGTTTTGCCCGAGACATGACCCTGAAGTCTTTGGGAATAGAAACTTGCATATGACTCCGAAAGGAGCAGCAAGGATTGCCAAGGAACTTGCAGACAATCATTATCGTGGGAAAATCTCTCTTAGCGGATTTGGAGAAAATTTACTTAATCCGCAGTTTAGAGAAATAGTTAAAAGTTTTAGAACACATCTTCATTCCAACATAATCGAGTGCAATACTAATGGGGATAGATTATCACCAGAGTATGCAAGTGACCTTTTTGAGAATGGTTTATCCTTGTTATACATTAATCTGTATGACGGAGCGCATCAGATTTATCATTTCGATAAACTTATGCAGGACATTCCATCAGAGAGATACAAGTATCGTATGCATTGGAGTATGAAAGACCATGGACTAATTCTTAATAATAGAAGTGGTACCATCGACTGGCTCGGTATAGAGGACAGCGATATCCAATCTTTGCAAGGTAAGCCGTGTCATTACCCTTTCTACAAAATGTTTGTAGATTGGAATGGAGACGTTCTCTTTTGCTCCAACGACTGGGGTAGAGAACATATAGTAGGAAATTTATTAAACGATACGCTAATGAATGTTTGGTTTGGAAAACCAATGAGGAAAATCAGACGTAAGTTAGCAAAAGGAGATAGAACTATGTCACCCTGCAATAGTTGTAGTGTAGACGGCTCTCTCTTTGGGAAACAGTCATTCGACATGGTGCTAGAATATGAAGCAAAGAATTAAGGAACAAATAGATAGATTCTTAGAATGGTCGTCTAAAAGAAAAGCAAGAAAACAATTCGATAAATCAAAATTAAAATATACAGATGGTGATAACACATGAACATAGCAATTACAGGTACATCAGGACTAGCAGCAGCCATAGCGGGTGCTTTGCAAAGCCTAGACAACCAAATCTTTACACCGCGTATAGAAGATATAACCATGAATGGTACGTTGTTTTACGGCTTCTCAAAAGGACATCGCAACGAATGGGACGTTTTAATTAATCACGCCCACCAAGATTTTGACCAAACAAAAATACTTGACATAGCTTTCAGAGCATGGCAACCTTACACTAACAAGTACATAATCAATATAAGCTCACGAGCTGCCCAACCAAACATTTCAAAAGGCTATATGTATAGCGCACAGAAAGCTAGTCTTAATCATCTAGCTACTAACCTTGCTTATAATAGCGACAAACATTGCCGAATAACTACAATCAATCTCGGTTTACTCAATCACGAAGATTTACCTAGTATGTCTTATGATGAAGTTGCTGATATTGTCAAATGGTTAGTTAGAATGGCAGAATTTACAGAGCTAGAAGTACCCGAGATAACAGTACAAAATAGGGCAAACTACCAAGACGTCCAAGCAGATAAACAAACTCTAAAGGAGATGGAATGGTACACGAACAAATCTTAGAAATACTAGAAAATAAAAATATAATCCTTGTAGGTAATTCAATAGAAATAATGAACTACGAAAAGGGTGAATTTATAGATAGTCATGATGTAGTTATTCGTATGGGTAAAGGAATACCTCGTTGGGATAGAGATATCCATATCGGTAAGAAAATAGATATATGGGCTACTGGCTTTCTTAGAGCAGAACAAGTAGCAAAACAACCCAAATTAAAAACAGTACCAAAACTATTAAATCGTACACGAATTAATTTACGAACCGCTAAAAATTTAGATAAGAGTTTAGAGTTTGACTTTCACACAATGTTTAGTGATGAAGAACTCCTTGAGTTGTATGGTGAGTTTGGTTATAAAGATAACGTAATATTGGGAAGACCTTCTAATGGTTTTATAACTTTGCTATGGTTAATTAAGAAAGCATGGGTTTGGAAAAGCCTTACGCTTATTGGATTTGACTTTTTTGCAAAGAAAGCTCCTATCAGAGTTGGAGCATCTCACCCCAATAGTTGGCATATGCCAAGAAATAGTGAAGATACAATCCCACACAATGTTCCTGCCGAAAAAGAGTACGCCCTAGAAATGAAGCGTAATGGTATTATTAAGTGGGAAATTCTTTCTGACTTGAAAGAAGAAATCCTGGACGTTTAAGTCTTTTTTCGACGAACTATTCGTATAATCTGTGTTGAAATTTTAGAAGTTTTTATTGACTCTATAAGGCAGAACAGCCAGAGTTGAAATACCATTTTAAAAGAAGGCGTAACCATGTTATACTTTATCCTATTATATCTTACCAAGCAGGTACCCTGCTTCCACTACTTTTCGTAAATATCTTTTCTGTTTATCCGCTTTCTGCAAAATCCTTTCATTTATCCCTTCCCTTCTTAAGTTAAGAGGAATATCATCAATTAGATTAGACCACATATCCCACGGCGTTGCCATATAGCATAATGTTGACATATCGTAGTAGTCAAAGAATAAATAAGTTTGGTCTATATTTATTGAGAAAGCTTTTCGCATCATTGTATGATGATTCATAGTATCTTTTGGTCCGATAGACTCTTTCTTAATTAATTCATCTAGTCGCATATCAAAGTATAAAGGCATGTACCCATGGTTCATTCTTTTCATATGGCGGAATATCTCAGTATCATTTGCTGAAAGAATAAATGAATCAGTATCATGTAAAGGTTCGCCATTAGCATTCTTTTCTCTTGTAGCTTTTCCACCTCTAAAGAAGTAACTATTAGGTTTAGCTTTGAATAGCTTCCAGTTAAGTAGTAAGAAATCTTCTTCATGGTCGTCTTTCTTTGCATCTAACTCTAATATTTTATAGTAGTTGCCATAGAATGGGTGGTCAAAATACTGATGCTTTCTAGAGAAATAAACAACTTTGTCTCCCATAGCTTTGACTGTTGGAACATTGCCTTCAAATTTTCCGTTAAATATTCTCGGACCTTTAGTATGCACAATAACTCTTTCTATCGGTGCTCCTTTTGGAGCTTTGTCTTTCCAATGCTCTTTAAACTGTAACAATACTCTTGCCATTCTATTGGAGCCGGTTCCTCTAAACGCAAAAGGAGTCTGGTAACTATATACTTCTCTAAAGTTTTTCATTGCCCAATTAATCGTTGGCTCCATATTTTCCGCAAGTATACCCCTCCTGTTGAACAGGTGGATTCTAAAGTTTTCAGAATTATTAATTAGTGAACTAAGTGTCATCTCAGTATTAAATTCTTCTGTAAGTATAATTATATCTATCATTTTACTGTATATTCCCAAAATTGCTCGAGGTATGCCTCAACGCGTTCTTCTGCATCTTCATCGAAATGAAACACTATACCAGATCTTTTGCTGGATAGTATCTTAAGGAGTGCGGTTCTTGAGCCACATTCCTTTCCTGCTATTCCTTGATAAATAGACTCATAGGTTAAATGATTCTTTTCTCTAGCTACTCTAGGAGTGGCTACAGAGTGAACATTCTTTCCTAATAAAAGACCTTCTATTCCCATTTGGCTATTGGGACAGAACCCTAAGTCAGTACATCTTTCAAGTATTTCATGTCCGCCAACTTTTTTATTTATTACTTTATCTGCTCCATATCTTTGTTTATATTTTGCAACCCATACATGGGCAGTAATAGGGTGAGGCTTAATTACATAGCCTTGGTCAATCTTATCATCAACTTTTTTCCAATCTAAAACGTTTTTTCCTCCTTGGATTAAGTTACTTCCTGGTGGAAATATAACTTTATCATAAGTTGAAGGATTAAACTGTAGAGTATATTTGTTCTCTAAACTATCGATTATCTTTTGTATTCTTTCTTCGTCTATCTTTATATCGGAATCAGCAATACTATGCATAACTCGGTCATTTATTTTTATCGTATTTACACGAATAAATATACCACCACCTAGAAAATCAGTATATAACCAATTTCTAATAGTTCTTAATTCATTTGTATTAAACCAAAGATCAAACTCAAACTTTGCTCCTCTATGTTCTTTTGGTAATACTCTTCTTTGAAACTCTAGTAATGTATCTAACCTACCCTTAGGTGGCATACAACTACCTGATTTCATAAAATGAGTTGGGACATCTCCTAACTCTTCATTTATAGCTAACTTATCAAGACCCATTTGATCTCTCAGTTAACTTCCAGACTTGTTTTTCTAAGTCTTTTATTCTTTCTTCCTGTTCCCCTATTGTGTCAAAGAGGGCTGCCATTAGGTTTTCCATCTTACTATTCACATATTCAGGAGTTATGTCGTCTTTCCTGTATTGTTTAGTCCAGTGCTCTTTCTTTTGTTGCGGTTTAGGCTGTGCCATATTTTAGCTCCATGATGATCCGTCCCAATATGAGGCACCGATGTCTGAAGCGCTTGATACTTCAGTATCGAATATAGTCCCAGCTTGTGACGCTGTTATTCTTTCAAAGATACCCGTACTTGTTGCAGTTGCAATAGTAGTTAGGTGATCCGTTGTTATTGTAGTGTCTGTTGCTCTAGTAGTATTATACGTAGAAGCTGTTGTTCTAGTAGTATTAAAGACAGACCCTGTTGTACTACTTGTTTCGAAGACTGTTGAAGTCGACTTAGTAGTGTCAAATGTGCTAGTTGTAGATTTACTTGTTGAAGTAGCTCTTGAACTTGCTGTTGTTACCGAAGTATCAAATGTACATACAGTAGACTTACTTGTTGACGTAGCTCTAGAACTTGCTGTTGTAGTAGTTGTATTGTACGTTGAAGTAGTAGTCTTACTTGTTGAAGTAGCTCTTGAACTTGCAGTTGTTGTACTTGTATTATAAACTGTACTTGTAGATTTACTTGTTGAAGTAGCTCTTGAACTTGCAGTTGTTGTACTTGTGTTATACGTTGTAGTAGTAGCCTTACTTGTTGAAGTAGCCCTACTTGTAAGAGTACCTAGTGTAGTTGCATATACTGTTGCAGTACTTAATGTAGTAGATGTAGCTCTTGAACTTGCTGTAGACTTAGTAGTGTCATATACTGTTGAAGTACTGAATGAAGTAGATGTAGCTCTTGAACTTGCTGTAGACTTACTAGTGTCATATACTGTAGTTGTAGACTTACTTGTTGAGGTAGCTCTTGAACTTGCAGTAGCCCTAGTAGTATTATATGTTGAAACTGTAGACTTACTTGTTGAAGTAGCTCTTGAACTTGCGGTAGCCCTAGTAGTATTGTAAACAGTTGTTGTACTTCTACTTGTTGAAGTAGCTCTTGAACTAGACCTAGAAGTTGCAAATGTAGTTTCATAAGTTGTAGTTCTAGCTGTATTTGTATTGAATACTGTGTTTACAACTACGTTATCTGTTAGTCTACTTGTGTTTGTATTATACGAAGTACTTGCCGTAAACTCACAAGCATATGATGTATTTGTTGAGTAACAAGTATTTGTATTATTTGTAAATCCTGTGCTATTCGTAAACGAAGTAGTATACGAAGTATTTGTATTGTTCGTGTGAGCACCAGTATTATTTGTAAAGGTAGTCTGATAACTTGTATTGGTACTATTAGTAAACGAAGTAGTATACGAAGTATTTGTATTGTTTGTGTGAGCACCAGTATTATTTACAAAGGTAGTCTGATAACTTGTGTTAGTGTTATTCGTGTGAGCACCAGTATTATTTGTAAAGGTAGTCTGGTAACTCGTGTTTGTATTGTTTGTATGAGCACCAGTATTATTTGTAAAGGTAGTCTGATAACTTGTGTTAGTGTTATTCGTATGAGCACCAGTATTATTTGTAAAGGTAGTCTGATAACTTGTGTTAGTGTTATTCGTATGAGCACCAGTATTATTTGTAAACCCTGTACTATTTGTGAATCCTGTGTTGTTAGCGTCAGCAGCAGTATTATTCGTAAACGTAGTCTGGTAACTTGTATTCGTATTTGTATAGTTATCTGTACTATTCAAGAAGTTAGTAGTTTTAGAAGTAGATGTATTTCTTGAGGTTTCGAAGAATTGTGCACCAAATTCAGGGTCAATAAATATAGTAGTTAAGTACGAAGTACTATTCTCAAATGTAGTTGTTACAGAAGTATTTGTATTCCAGAAGTTTTGAGTACTGTTTGTAAACTGACAACCATATGATGTATTTGTTGAGTAACAAGTGTTCGTGCTTCTAGAAGTATTTGTATTTCTAGAAGTATTGGTTGCGTAACAAGTGTTTGTACTGTTTGTAAACTGACAACCATATGATGTATTCGTTGAGTAACAAGTATTTGTTGCTACTGTGAATCCACAAGCATATGATGTATTAGTTGAATAACAAGTATTTGTACCTACTGTGAATCCACAAGCATATGATGTATTAGTTGAGTAACAAGTATTTGTTGCTGCTGTGAATTCACAAGCATATGAGGTATTCGTTGAATAACAAGTATTTGTTGCTGCTGTGAATTCACAAGCATATGAGGTATTCGTTGAATAACAAGTATTTGTAGATACAGTTACGTTATCGGTAGTCCTACTTGTATTCGTATTATTAGTAAACTGACAACCATATGAGGTATTCGTTGAATAACAAGTATTTGTAGATACAGTTACGTTATCTGTAGTTCTACTTGTATTAGTATTTCTACTTGTATTCGTACTGTTTGTATGAGCACCTGTATTGTTAGTAAAGCTAGTCTGGTAACTTGTATTTGTATTTCTCGATGTAGCATTTGTAAAGCTAGTATTAAAACAAGTATTTGTATTTTGGTTTGTACTATTTGTGAAACCTGTAGACCTACTAGTATTTATCGTCGTGTCATACGAAGTGTTAAAGGTCGTGGTTGTATTGTAAGTAGTAGTTGTTGCATGAGAAGTGTTAAACGTAGTTGTAGTTGTAAAGTTAGTCGTTGTATTAAATACAGTAGTTGTACTACGAGTAGTATTAAAAGTAGTTGTAGTCGTATAGTTCGTAGTAGTATTAAATACAGTAGTTGTTGCCTTACTAGTATTAAAAGTTGTAGTCGTCGTATAGTTTGTAGTAGTATTAAATACAGTAGTTGTTGCCTTACTAGTATTAAAAGTAGTTGTAGTTGTATAGTTCGTAGTAGTATTAAATACAGTAGTCGTAGCTCTAGTAGTATCAAAAGTAGTTGTTGTTGTATACGTTGTTGTACTATCAAATACAGTAGTCGTAGCCCTCGTCGTGTTATACGTGGTAGTAGTTGTAAAGTTTGTAGTAGTATTAAATACAGTTGTAGTAGCTAGGTTGGTCTCAAATGTAGTTGTAGTGGTAAAGTTGGTTGTTGTATTAAATACAGTTGTAGTATCTACAGTAGTATCATAAGTAGTTGTAGTTGTAAAGTTGGTTGTTGTATTAAATACAGTAGTTGTAGCCCTAGTAGTATTATACGCTGTTGTTGTTGTAAAGTTGGTTGTTGTATTAAATACAGTAGTTGTAGATCTAGTAGTGGCAAAAGTAGAAGTTGTATCTCTATTAGTGTCAAATACCGTAGATGTATTCTTTGTAGTATCAAATATTGTAGCTGTATTTACATTTGTTTCAAAAGTACAAGTAGTACTAAATGCAGTCTCTTGTGTTCCTGAAATAAATGTAGTCTGTGTGTTAGTAGACCTCTGTGTTGAACGTACGGCATTGAATGGCCCTTCTAGAGAGCCACTATCATTTACGTAGACGTGAGCAATACGACGAATCGTTCCGCTATCGTTAACCGCAAGAAAGCGGATTTGGCGAAGTGTTCCTCCGTCATTACAATAAATTGCCATTTAAGTTCCTATGAGTAAACGTACCAAACGTGTCCGCTTGATGTTGATCCTACTCCAGTTGGAGCAGTTGTTGTAATAGTATAAGGTAGTCTTGCTGCTGCAATCGTACCCGACATCTTTGTGCCAGGAACGTCCATATTGGACACCTGTCTGCTACTATTAACAATTTCTGTTCCGTCAATACTTAGACCGGAATCTTCAATATTGAATTGTAATTTTGTTCCCATTTTATACCTCTATTGCTTGTCTCATAACTTTGATAGTTATATTATCTGTTGAAGCAGGTGTAGCTCTTAGTCTTACGTTGCCTGAGTTAATGTCTGCGTCAAATGTTACTTGTGCACCATTATCAAAAATAGATGCATACTGTGTTAAATAAACTGTTGTTCCATCGTGGAATAATAGTAATTCTAGTGCTTGGTAATCTCCATCTGTACTATTAGTAATAGATATTAGATACTTAGCAGTTCTAAATGTAGCGGCAGCAAATTGATCAACTGTTTGCTGTCCTGTAGAGTTACTTGTAAGTGTAGCTACATCAAACCCACCAACTTCATCAATGTGTAATTTCTGAGGTGGATTAGTGTCTTGAATACCTACTAGTCCTGCTACTTTTACTAAGTCACCAGTACCGTTACCAAGTGTTACGTGTCCTGTTGTTTCTAAGGTAGCTACGCTGACATTGGCACTAGTTGCTGTTATATTACCTGATAATACTAAGCTGGTACCATTTAAAGTTCCTGTAAGTGTACCACCTGTTAAAGCTAGAACGGCTGATTCGTTAGCTAAAGCTACCCAGTTACCAGCGTGTCCAAAGTACCCTTTACCTGTGCCATGCACGTGGGCAAACATTCCGTGGTAAGTACTTGCACTAGGTAAGTCTGCTTCTGATGAATATACATTGGCAAATAATACTTTATTACCATTACCGTCCATATCCCCTGATAAAGTAGTTGTACCTTCTAATGTTATACCTGAAGCTATTTGTGTAGTTGTAACTGAATTCTGTGCGATTTCAGAAGCGCCTACTTGGTTAGCTGCTATCTTAGCTGATGTAATTGCGTTGTCGGCTATCTTTGCTGTTGTTACTTGTGAAGCCCCGAGATGAATAGTATCTATACTACCAGTTATTAGCTCTGCGCTATCTACTGAGTTTGCTGCTAAATCACCTGCTGCTATAGTACCATCTGTAATGTGATCTGAAGATATTACTCCTGAAGGTAGCTTAGCTGCTGTAATAGCATTGTCTGCTATTTTCGCTGTTGTTACCTGTGAAGCTCCAATATGTATAGTATCTATACTACCAGTTACTAATTCTGAACTATCTATTGAGTTAGCCGCTATAGCTGCTCCGACTACTGCGTTTGCAGCAATCTCTCTTGCAGTAATATTATTTTCGGCTATCATTGCTGATTCTACAGCGTTTGCTTGAATTGTTGAAGTACCTGTTACTGTACCTGCACCTGTAAAGGAAGCTGATGTCCAGACGACATCTCCAGTCATTCCGATTGTTCTTCCTGTTTGTAATGCTGTAGCTACTGTAGCTGTTGCCGCATTACCTGAAGTATCTTGGTTACCTGCTGTGTTAACACCTGGTAGGTTAATAGCTGCTGAACCGTCAAAGGCTACTCCACCAATATTTCTAGCTGTTGCTAGTGTAGTTGCTGTAGTTGCGTTACCTGTAACTGCACCTTCTATATCTGCTACTAGTGTAGCGACTGCATAACCTGTACCACTTACATTTACTGTAGTAGTAGGTTGTTGTTGTAAATCTTTAAAGAGTCTCCATTTTCCAGAAGCATTTGCGTCTCTGAATATACCAGAGTATAAATCTTGTGAACCTGATGTATCGTATAATCCATAGAAACCAATATCAACAGCGTCTGAGCTGTTGTTAGCTGTTGCCATTGAGATTAAAGAGTCACCAGTAGTAATTGTAGTGGCTGAAGCTGCAAATGAAGTACCTGATACTGTTACATCTCCTGAGAAAGTAACGTTACCTGACATTGTTTGTCCGCTTAGTGCATCTGATTTAAGTTCTGATGTAGATACTGAGTTTGCTGCTAAATGGTCTGCTGTTAGTAAACCAGTAGCAACCATTCCAACTGCGTTAATAGCATTATCTGCTACTTTTGCCGCTGTTACTGAATCTGCCGCTAATTTAGCTGTTGTTACTTGAAGTGCGCCGATATGGATAGTGTCTATACTACCAGTAATAAGTTCCGCGCTATCTACTGAGTTAGCTCCTAGCTGTGTAAGAGTAACACTTCCGTCAGGAATTTTAGCTGCTGTAATAGAGTTGTCTGCTATGTCAGCTGTTACGATTGTTCCATTTACTATTTTTGCTGAAGTTATAGAGTTGTCTGCTAAATCGTTTGTTACGATTGTGCCAGTAGCTATATGGTCTGAAACTACAACTCCGGAAGGGAGTTTAGCTGCCGTAATAGCATTATCGGCTAGTTTGTCTGTTGTTACAACGCCATCAGCTATATGTATAGTATCTATACTACCAGTTACTAGCTCTGCGCTGTCTATTGAGTTAGAGGCTATTTGATCCCCTGTTACTTGGTCGTCATCAATATGCTGAGTTAAAATAGCGTTGTTGGCTATTTTTGCACCAGTTACTGAAGTTGCTGATAAATGTAGAGTATCTATACTACCAGTTACTAGTTCTGCGGTGTCTACTGAGTTAGCCCCTAGCTGTGTGACTGTAATGCTTCCATCAGCTATATGATGAGCTGTAACTGCATTTTGTGCAATGTAGTTAGTAGTAATAACATTTGCTGCTAATTTAGCTGTTGTTACTTGTGCATTTGCAATATGGGCAGTATCAATACTACCGTCTACTAATTCGCTAGAGTCTACTGAATCTGCTGCCATTAAGTCTGCTGTAATAGTTCCACTTGGAATTTGTACTGCTGTGACTGAGTTTTGTGCAAGTGTTTCTGTTACTACAGAGTTAGTTGCCATTTTTACGCTGTTAATAGCGTTTGCCGCTATCTTAACTGTAGTTACTGAGTCAGTTGCTAGTTTAGCCGCTGTTACTTGAATTGCTGCAATATGTATAGTGTCTATACTGCCTGATACTAGCTGAGCTGAGTCTACTGAGTTAGAAGCTATAGCTGCTCCGTCAATTGAGTTATCTGCTACTGCCGTAACGGCTGATGCTTGTAATTGTGCTGCGGCAATAGCATTTGTTGCTACCTCCGCTGTTCCTACCGCGTTTGCTGCAATTTCTGATGAGCCGACTGCATTCCCAGCGATCTCACTCGCAGTAATAGAGTTACTTACAATTTCTGTAGTCCCTACTGCGTTTGCCTCAAGCGTGGAGACTAAGTGATTTTCCTTTCCTATGAGTGCCATGTTATGTCTGCTCCAGATACGATAGAGTTACATCTATCGAGCTTGCAACGTTTGATTGTACTTTGATAATATCACCTGCTTCTAAAACAACTTTACCGTCACCACCTATAACTACAACCGAAGTACCACTTGGTATGGGACTTGATTTAATTATCGTGGCGTGATGAGATGCACTAGAGTCAAAAAACTCTACTGTAGCTTCGATCATTCCTCCACTTTGGTTACATACATAACAACCAATAACGGTTGATGTAGTATTAGAAGGGCAGGTATAAACACTTGCTAAAGAAGTGCCTACATTAACTGATGTTACTGTTTTAAATGCTGATGCCATGTTGCTATCCTAATGCTATACTAAGTGCTAAGATGTCATCTTCTGTAGCAATAGCTTCTGAATGAGAAGCTACTATTACTATATTTCCACCTGAGTCTTTAGTATAAATCTTTTTGTTGGCCACATTCATAGCTATCTCATGAGTTGCTAGATCACTAGAACTCGGAGCAGCGCCTGATGATTCTGACCTTTTAATTTTAATTACTTGTGCCACTAGAAAGTACCTCCATCTAGTGTATTAGACCATGCGACTGTAGAGGACGCTCCTACTTGGAGTAATTGTCCTACGCTGTTCGTTGAGTCGTATGAACCTATTGATAGTTTAGCATAACCGCCATTGGCACCACCGGCACCATATAGAAGATCTCCATTAGCTGTTGCTGAAATACCTTTTAGACTTAAGTTTGCTCCACTATTATGTGAAATTGTTTTATTGTCTACATCTACTGCAAGAGTATTCCCTGTTTTTGTAAGGGCGTTACCTGCATCAATTTGACCTGCTCCTGAGAACTGTGTGAATACTAAGTTACTTGTTCCTAGAGTTGCTGTTCCTGTTACTGAAGTAAGAACGTATGCATTGTCTGCGTTACTTGAACCTGCTTCTACAAAACAGAACATTCCGCCTGAAACTTCATCGTTTGAGTCGGCGTCTATTCCTCTTGTTAGTATACCTGCTACACCTACTGCTGGAGCGGTTGTAACTTTATATAGACCATTTTGTGTTTGAGTAGTCTGATCTTTAATAAGAACTCTATCGTTAAGTGCTAAGTTAACACCATCAACTGCTTGAACGCCTGTAGCGTCATATGTAAGAGTTCCTGCACCATTGTTATATGTTGCTACTATATTAGCTGTTGAAGCTAATTTAACTGAGTCTTTAATATCGAGTGCTTGTTTAACACTATCGACATATGCTTTTGTAGTTGCATCTGTACTTGCTGTTGGAGTACCTACGTTAGTTACTCTGTTAGTACCCATGTCCACAGTCTGTGAACCGGCTACTGTAAAGCCTCCATCAAAGTCTGCTGAAGGTGTAAATGTTGCAGTACCTGTAACAGTAACGGTGTCTGCACCTGCGTTACCTAAAGTAACATTACCGTTTAGAGTTGTATTGCCATCTACATTAAGTGTAGAATCTAAATCAACTGCGTCTTGTACATTCATTGTACCAGCTACTACTGTATTACCAGAACCTGATGCTACTGTTAATTTGTTTGTGCCTACTAAGAAGTTTCCACTAGTTACGTTTACTGTACCTGTGTCCATATCTTTTCCTACAACTACTTTCTCGCTAGAGTTGGTAGTTACAAATTTAAGGTATGAATTTCCTGCTTCTTTGAAGTCAATCGCTGCCGCATTATTATCGGGCATTGTGATTGAGTTTGCCTGTCCATCAAGGTCAAGTGTTCCACCATGCGTAAGTACTAAATTACTTGTCGCTGCTAGAGTTAAGTTACCTGATGACGTGCTTATTGTATTGCTAGAGCCAGTTACAACTATGTTGCCTGACTTTAATTGGTCTATCTTACTGTTAGCGTCAACTACTACTGCTGAACTTGCTGTTAGCGTACCAGCCGCGTGATCTAACATTTCAACGTATAGAGCACCGCCGATTGCAGTTACTGCGCTAGAGGAAGGGTGACCAATAAATAGCTTATTACTATTAGAAGAATATGCTAACTCACCAGCACCAAGAGAACCCGGTGCGGAAGTGCTATTACTTCGTTTAATTTTTATTACTTGTGCCATTATTGTTTCCTGTTAGAGCTTAAAAGCTCCCTGCGTCTATAGTGTCTGAGTCCGCTGAATCGTTACCAATCATTACTGGAACGAAATTAAATGTTCCCGTTGACGTTTCTCTATAGATCTTTAACTGATTATCGTCAGTATCATAAAAAAAGTCACCTTCTGCTAGGTTGGTTGTACCTGCAGTTGGCGCTGTAGTTTGTACCCAAAGTTGATCAGATAACTGTAATAGTGCCTGCTCTACTGTGGACGCTGTTGAGATCGTTCTCGCAGCGTTTGAAAAAGTAATACCTTGTGCATCTGTTGCCGCTCCAGCAATCGCTGCTGAAATCTGAATAGTAGTAGTATTATTAGTTACTCCTATTGCTGTAGTTTGAGGTGTTATTGTTAGAGTAGTTGCCATTATCTAGTGACTTCTGGAGTAACTCTCGCTACACCCTGTAGTAATCGTGTTACTGTGCTATTTTGTGTATTTACTAATTCTAAATCGTAATAATATTTGCCTGAAGCAATACCTGCAGTGATTGAATTACCTAATTGCATAGTTAATGTACCACCGGAAGCATTAGTTATGGTGCAAGTGAAAGTCGCTGTCTTTGTTCCAGACGTTGGGGAAGGGCGAAGTTGTGCCCTCGCTGTATGTGTAGCGATGGGTAATGCTGATCCGTCCTCTGATAACGCTATTTGAATAGAGAAATCAGATCCTTGGTCAATAACGATATCGTAAGTTCCTGCTGCCATAATTAAATATTATACTCCTATTGTTAAATTATACTAAAAATCTATGGAAATGTCAAGAACTAAATTTGGAACGTCAGTAATTTTGGTATGCTCTAGCTCTATTTATTCAATTCACAGAAAAATAACCAAAAATTAGTGGTGGTGGTTTTCTCTAGATTAAGAGTATGCCCAAGTTACTGAAGACCAGTCTGAGTCTCCCGCTTTCAAAGTTCTATATTGTGCTATAGTAGCTTCGTTGTATTCTAGGTTTTGAGCTTCTAAGTGAAAGTCGCCCGGACTTGTCGTTGTGGTTCCTGTTAAATCAAACCCTAAGTCGTCCCATTTTGTTCTTGTTGAAGATACTGCGGTATTGTGCCCAGCGTTACCAGGAGCTTGAAACCACGCGTTTATGTGTGTAAGATTCCATCTCTCCATCATTCCTAGTGTCATTATATTATGATCTGAGAAATATCCCTTACCTCTATGTGTAGGGTCAACTATTCCAAATCTTACATTCATCTTACCTGCTTCTGCTCCGAATACCCAAGTGCTAGTTCCTATAGCTGTGCCATCTTTTTCTGAAACATAAGTTGCTATTTGAAGATTGTCTCCTGTATATGTATGTATATTTGTTTCATTGAAGTTATCATTGTTTAATAACATTCTACTAAATCTATTTAGTCTTGCTATGTATGTTTTACTTCCTTGTGGAAAGTCTTTCCAACATCTCATAAAGAAGTCTTGATCTGACGCAGTTTCTGTAAGAGGTCTAAACTTCCACCCATTACTTGCTGTGCATATTGTTGTTGTTGCCATGCTATCTCCTAGTCTTTACTATTATGTACTAACATGCCGTCTACATAATAGGTGTGTTTGTTATCAACTGTAATATTCCATACAGTTTGTTTTTCGTCAATTCTGTTAATTATGTCTATAGAACCATTAGTAGTCATATCGCCTATTTCTATTTGTTTAGGCTCTAGTTCTATTTTATGACCAAATAACTGATGTTCCCTATAGTACTCTCCTGGGTCAATACAAGACCAGCCTTTATCTTCTATCCATACTGGGTGTCCTGCTGTAATCTGTATATCATTTAGCTTGTACCAATAATCAACTTCAAATGATTCTTTCTTAGTAACTGTACCGCCTTTTATGTTTTGTCCTACTTTTAAACTTTCGATAGCTTGTTGTCCTTCTTCTAAGTCTACGAGAGTGCCAGGAAGGAAACAGCCTCCGCCGCCTCCGCCGCCTCCGCCGCCGCCTCCAGAAGAACTTGTATCAATAACAAAACAACTCATTGTAACTGTAAGTCCGCTTTGCGTATGTGTAACAGTAACACTTTTATTTGTTGCAGCAGCAAAGGTAGCTGGGCTGAATGACCATGCATCTGCTCCTGCCCCTGTATCTGTGAGTGCAAATCCTTCACTACCCGAGCCTGTATTTGCTCGAATATTGTCGCCATCTCTAAGCCATGTATAAGTACAACTTTGAGAAGATACACTATCTAATGGGTGGTCAACTGTGATTGTACCTGTTGTGTTATTTGCACTATAGCTAGAGCCGTCTGTTGTGCTGAAGGAACTAGCTGCCGAACCGCTAGATACACCAATACTATTAAACTCAAAATCTGCTGTTTTTGTAATTGTAGAATTACCTGCTAATTGTGCATCAGTAATAGAAATATTTAACAAGTCTCCATAATTTCCACTAAATGATGAAGTACCTGGAGTAAATCCAAGAGATGTTACAACTTGACTAGAACTTAAACTACTATTTAATATATTTGTTTCTGCCAATACTTCAAAATCACTACCATTCCATCTAGGGAATCTTCCTGCTGTGGTTCCAAATAAAGATGCAACATTTAAACCGAATCCACCTTGCTCTTTTGGGACTGTTTTTTTAATAACTCCAGCAGTTGTCATACCTAAGTTAGCAGCTATAACAGCTTGTTGAGCAGTTGCTACACTTTGAGTACCCACATTATCAACATTGTCAGCTGTATTATCTCCAGTAACGTCAGCACCGTCTGTATATGAAAGTCCCAGTTTAGCTTTAGTAATAGTAGTAGTGTCACTTGTAAAGCCACCTCTGCCTAATGTAAATACTCCATTGTTACCTTGAGAAATGGTTATACCATCATTTTGAAACTCATTAGTAGCATAGTTAGTAGTAGTTCCACTCTTAAAAAAGTTAGTTCCTACTGTCGCACCTTTTGTAGACCCTGATTCTGGTAAGACTGCAAATGCTTTTCCAGTGCCGCCTATGTCAGCTGCTACTATCTTAGCATTTGATAGCTTTTGAGTAGTACCTATGTTAGTTAAAGACCCATCAGCTGCTAGTTCTATCTCTTCATTTTTTAGTTCGGCAGCTGTAAAGTTTGTAGTTCCTGTCTTGAATAGGTTAGTTCCAAAGACTGCACCCACTGTAGCTCCTGAAGCTGGTAAGACTGCAAATGCTTTTCCAGTGCCGCCTATGTCAGCTGCTACTATCTCACTACGAATTGTAGCACCACTTTTGTTGTCTACTAGATCAAGTGAAATATCTGCTTTATCTTGTACATGAATTACTGGAGCTTCCCAAGCATAGTTAAAAGTAATACTAGGGTAACTTCCAGTTATGGACGCAACACCTTTAGAAGACCATAATTGTTTTCCTGATACTGCTGATGGCGGGCTGTCACTCCAATTATCCCCAGCGTTGGGGTTATTTGTTGGTATGTTTGGATATGATGTTGCAGTTGGAGTTCCTGGATTACCGTCATGATTTAGGAATATAAAGTTAGTATCTGCAAAACCTTTATCAGTTAATGAAGGAGTGCTCCAAGTTATACTACCAGAAACATTGCCTCCTGAGGTAGCTTCTGTTACTAGGGCTCTAGAGATAGAAACAACTACGCCTCTACCACTTGCTGCTTTAGTTTGTGACCACCCTGATGGAATACTTGCAACTACATTAGTACCAAAGTTATAAGTTCCTGTGCTTGGCGCCGAACTTGGGAATGTAGTTGCTGATGCATCTGCGTTCCAAGTATTAACTTTATAGTATAGTTCTATTTCTGCAACTTTCTTACCTACTGCTCCATCTGCTCCTGAGGCTAGGTCTTCAGTAGTTATACTACCACCCATACCACTATGATAAGCACAGTAGTAATACAAGGCTGTTGGTGCATCGCTTGGTACTTTAAATGTTGTAAATGCTCCAGCATTTCCAGGAGTTCCTACATGAGTTACTCCTGTAGTATACGCAGAGCCTCCTCCATGAGTACCATTACTAGTAGTTGAAAACTGAATAGGGTGATTACTATTACTCGATGCTGATTGGTCAAATTTATAAGTAAATCCTTTTAGCAACGTTAGTGCTTTTTGAGTTACGCCATCTACTGCATATTTATTACCACCAGAACTTACAACAGTTATTATAAGATCTTTTGTTATAGGCTCTGGTCCTGTTGGTCCTGTATCGCCAACAGCTCCATCTTTTATTCTTGCTACTGTTACG